AAAGATTTCTTATCCATGCCCCCCATCTTATTCATCATCGCTGCCATCAGAGCCGCTTTAGTTTTCGGCATTGGGTCTTGTTTCGATTGATCGCCTTTACGCTTTGGTGCAGAACCAGAAGCGTCACTAGCTGCATCAGCACTTTTTACTGAATCAGCTTCGTGATCGTCCATTTCAGACATTTTCTTTTTGCCATGTTTCATTTCCATGATTTCCTCGTCGTCATCATGGAGGTCAACATCTTGATTTTCATCAGTCATTTTATTGACTCCTCTAACTAATTTTTGAGTAACGAGAGGAAATTCTTGAACTCACGAACCTGTACCTCATAGAGATCTTTTCGTGGAGCTTTCTTGATTTCAGTCTCCATTTTTTCAATAGCTTGCGGTTCCAATATACCGTTATGCCATACCCAGTCGACACCTTCCATAACTCCATTAACAAAAGCAGACGGTGCAGATGGATCTTGTACAATATCAATTGCATTGAGCATAAAGTCGTCTTTGACGACCATTGCAGTACCATTGTTTTGCAAACTTCCCATACCACGAGTCGATACGCCCAGCTGAACACCACCATCGAGTAGACCTTTTACAATCATTCCCATTGGAGTTTCCAAAACTGTGGCTTTGCCCATAACATCGTTGCCCTCAAACTTGAGTTCTTCAATCTTATGAGAAACTTTATCTAGATTAACGGTCGGTCCTTCAGGGTGATTTAGCTCACCTACCGCACGCCCTTTGGAAACTTGCATATCGTTGTATTTACCGAGTGCTTTTTCCATAATGGCCTTTGGATATATTCGACCGTTACGATTCTTCTGTTCGGCTTGTGCAAATACACCTTCAATTACGTACTTTTTCTTACCGCTTTTCTCTTCGGTAATAATATTGTACCCAATTTGATGATCTGTAAATTCTGAAATTAGTTTCATTTTACACTCGCCTTTTGTAACATTAGTATTATTTATATGATTTTAATTTTCTAGACTGGAGCACCTTCTACTTCCAAATCTTCTTGATCATCCTCATCGTCGTCTTCGCTATCATCTTCCAGATCAGGATCTTCCACATTATCATCATCATCAGATACGTCTTCATCATCTTCCATATCGTCTTCATCTTCTTCGTCTCCGTTAAAGATTACACCAGATACTTTGATGCGTTCTTGATCCATTACGTCGCTAAGTTTGACTGAAATGGCGCTGCCAAAAATCTCATTTGCTTTATTGTAATCTTTAGCAAGTGCAGCATCAACAAGATCCGCCAAAGGATTAACTTCGACTTCTGGCTCTTGTACCGCGGTTTCTACTTCACTCATTGTTTTCATCTCCTAATGTAAAATTTTTCCAATATCCTGAAGAAGGAACCATAATCCACATTTTTGATTTTGCATCTCCAGGAATAATTAATGTTCTATTGTATTCTTTATGCGTTTCTAAAACAGCTTTTGCTAACCCTAAAAAGTCGTTCCACCCAACAAACTTAAAATCATCTCCAGCTAATAAAGTTTTTTCATTCTTTATATGCTTAGTGATATCATTTAAGACACCTTCATAAGTATGATCTCCATCGATAAAGACAGAATCATAAACTTCTTCAAATTTATAATCCATACTATCTTCGTGAATAATATTTATGTCATCATATATTTCACCTAAACAATGCTTAAAGGCATAGCGAGTTGAGTTATGTTTTATCGCTTGCTTTTTAGCATCTTCAAATAAATCTTTGTTTCCGCCTCCACAACCAGCATCGCCTTCTGCATTTTCTGGTAAAAACGACCAACTGTCACATACTGTAAGATCTACATTTTCTTTTTTGCTTTGATATAAACATTTAGTTGTTCTTCCAAACCAAGATCCTATCTCTAAAATCTTGCCATTATCTGGTACGTTTTTAGCAATGTTTGATATAATTTCTAAATCATACCTTGACATAAAGCCAGGGATATCATAATCTATCATTAAATTTCGTTATCTCTCTCCATCTTGAGCTTGCGCTGGTTCTTGATCACCAAGCTTCATGTTATCAATATCATCATCGGTAAAGTGTAGCACGTTCTTTTGTACCCACTCTTTTGAGAAGTATTCACCAATATAGTCACGCATAGCGTCAAGTGTTTGGATTCTTTCTCTTAACAATTCTGAGTCTTTTAATTCAGTAAAGTGGTTGTCACGTGCAAAATCAATAACAATATGATTCCGCATCTTTGACCAATCATCTTCTGTAATAACACCCTTTAAAGTTAATTGTGTCTTCAGAATACCAAGGAATAGGTAACCAAAGCGTGTGCGTAATCTATCTATGTACTTTTGAAACTTAAGTTCGTCACGGCTAATTTCTGTGGCTCGGCCAAGAGAGAACTGCTGTTCTTGTTCCAAACGATTCATTGGAACATTAAGTGAACGATAAAGCTTCTTTTGGAAATAGAGTATGTCTTCGATTTGTCCAAGATTGTCACCACCAGGGAGCGTCGAGATCTCCGTACCTTTACCACCCTCTCGCCTTGGCAGCCAAAAGTCTTCAAGTAACGACTGATGTTTTCTGTCATCCTTGATCTCTCCTGTGCTAGCGTCATAGACAAGCTTGTTACGATACCGAGTCATAATGTCTTTCATATATTGTTCGGCTTTACCACGTGGTAAGTTACCAACATCAATATAGAAGATACGACGTTCTGGTGCACGTGCCAAACGATAGATGACCAAAGAGTCTTCCATCATTCTTAACTGATTGATTGGCTTTAGTGCTTTATGTAAGTACGATAATACTTTCTGCCGTTTTTCATCAAGCAAACCAGAAGTAATGTAAGAAACAGAATCAAGACTTAACTTAACTCCGCTTGATTGTTGCCCTGGTTTTTCCTCATAAATGAAATATTCATCTACCTTTTTAACTAGATTAGCTCCAGTTGCAGGATCTTTTTGTTTCTTTACCTGTTTTACCTTACGAATACGAGCGGCATCAATTGGACGAATATCCTTAATGCCTGCTTTTAGATTAGATTCATCAACTACGATGTGGTGGTATAACCGGCCATCAACGTACCATCGTCTAAACATGTCGTGTCCAAGTTCAGTAAAGTTCATCATACCAATGATGCTATCGAACTCTTCTCTAATTTGTTTTTTAATTGATTCAGATGCATCTAAATTATCCATCTTAACTGCAACTGGCTCTTCGCCACCAACAATTGATTCATTGACAATATCTTCGATAGCCATGTCTACTTCTGGGTGCATGGCTACACCACGGTACTTCATAATTAACGCATGATTGTCTTTTGCGTCAGGACCGTCTTGATTAATATACTGACCATAGTGAGATCCAGAAGCGGTTACATAACCAGCTCCATCGTCATCTCGAGCAGGTACAATGCTTGGCGCTTTCTTAGGATCTTCCGCTGAAGCTCTTTTTATCTCAAAGCCAAATACTTTAAAGCCGTCATCTGCCATGTAAATTCCTTATTATAAAGTGGAGAGCGGTGAAGTGGATTACCCCGCTCTCCATCTATATATTATTACTGATCAGTGGTGTTACTGGTCCAGTACTGATACTGCCATTCGATGGTAAACCTTTCGATTTGATCATCTGCATAGCTAAGTTCAATTGCTGAAACTGCTGAAGGCCAAGCATCTTTGAACGTGTAAGTCTTAATGACTCTTTCGTCACGATCAAATTGCTCAACTTTTAGATCAGCAAAATAGAGCTCTGGATTCTGCACGCCACCAGCATCAGCATGGTTAGCAATCGCATTCATCCAAACTTCCATTTGGTCACGTACTTTAAACTCAGTATCGTTAATCACCGTTACTGTCCAAGGATCAAACGTTCTATCTCCGGCAACCTTTAATCGACGACCACGGAAGGGAATCTCAATTGTTCCTACCGTTGATGCCGGAAGTTGTCCGCCTTCACACATAAAAGATGCAAAGTCGATATCAAGTTCTACTCCCAAGCCACCGCGAGGATTGGCAAGGGTAATCTGGAAGAGATTACCGCGAGCACCACCGCCGGTTAGTCTGGACTTAAATTCGTCTACACTACCTAGTGCCATTTGTTAAT